CATTCAAGTATGGATGCTTATCTGCAATTGGACCTTCTTCTTCGACTTTAGCTTCTTCAACGAAAGGTTCTTCAACAACCGCAGCCTCAGCTAACTCATGGTTGATATCAGTGAAGTCTTCTTCAACTTCCTTCCCTGATGGGTTCATTACAAACCCTCCCCATACCACAGGGGGTTCTTCTTCAAGTTCAGCCATTACCTTTTCATGCTCAACTTGTTCTTTGAGTTCTAATTCTTCTTTGATGTTTTCGTCCCACTCTTTACTTTGATTGGCAGCAATCACCAACACAAGAGCTAATGGGTCGAACACGGCAACTAACATGATGATTACCCAACGGACAGCAGCTTCGAGAGTATTCTGGTCCGGGTTATCCCCGTAGATGAGTGCAGCAATATACTTAATAGGACCAACCTCAGCTTCAATCTTGCGTGTTTCGGCTGCAAGCGGAGCACGTTGTTCGTTAAGTAATTGGATCTCCTTGTTAGCGTTCTCAATATCTTTTTGTAAGTTCGCACGTTCTTTTGCCTGCTGTTTACGAATGGCAACACTACGCTCAACTGAACGTTCACTGTCACCTTTGCTCATAATATCGTTAACTTGTTGGTCCATCTGAGCCAACATAGCTTTACTAGACTTTACAATATCTTTCTGAATACTAATCTTTTCATCATACAAGGACACTTTAGCAATGGCGTCTCCAGACGTAATACCTTGATCCATGTGTGCTTTAGATAAGAATCCAAAGATACCCATAGACGTTAGTACAGCTAAGAAGAAAACTGCAGGTACTAAGTATGCTTTGAGCATGAAACTAGCACGATGCCAGTACTTACGTAGCCAAACTGTCGTAACAATCTTGCCCATTTCGAGTGCTGTACCCATGATAATAATGGGAACAACAGCACCTGCAAAGATTGCTGTTAGTCCAATGATTGAGTACCATGCGGCAATAGTACTCAGTGAAAGTGCTACGAGAAGTGTAGCATTACTGAAAGAGAATATTTTTCGGAACATGCTTTATTTAGCTTCAAACAAGTGACCATATGTATCAACAAATTCAGTGAATGGCATTGTGATTTGTCTGGGAATACCTGCTCCAATTGCATGTGCAGTGATCCAAGGACCATCATCACGTTTACGTGTTTGGATAATCTTAATAGATTGTCCGTCTTCAAAGACAAATTCTTTGCCTACTAATTCTTCTGGTGTCATTCTTCATTTCCTTCGTATTTCTCTGTATACGCACAACAGTTAGGGCAGATGCCTTCTTTTTCATGGTCTGATTCATTTCCAGTCCACTCACATTCAGTGCAGTGATGGGTATGTGCTGTCAATGCCTCAAACTCTATCTTCAATTCTTCTAAAGCACGTGCAAGTTCTTCTTCATTGACCGGTTCTTCTTCTGCATCATCAAACATGGCATCAATCTCAGCCATGCGCTTTGTTCGTGCTTCGTCTTCTTGCTTACCTGATTCTGTGAGTGAAACATCACTGTCACACATTGGGCATACATCTTTAGTGTCATGCCATTCGTCACAGTCATCAGGCAACACATCACCTTGCTCATTTACATAAGCAGTGCGAGTTTCCCAAGACTTGCCTTCCCAACGACACTTGGTACACTTGTGTGTTGCGGGCGGTTCTTCTGGTTCTGTGTGCCAACTATCTTCGTCACCTAGCTCGTAAGTAACTTCGTAACCACCTTTGCGGTCTGTCCAGCAGTCATCATATTGGAAGTCCCATTCAATGTCAACATTGTTGTCATAGGCATCGTTAATGATATCTTCAACGTCAACAAGACCTTCTTCAATATTCTTTAGCATGTGACTGATTTCACCCGGACCCAAGTCAGGGTAAATCTCTGCTAACAAGTCTTCATCAATCTCAACTGCATATTGTCGGTCATGACTGTGCCACTCATGCTTTACTACTGTAACCATATTATTCCCCTAGTACGTGTTTTGCGAATTGTTTACGAGTTGTCTCCTCGTCCTTCATACCGCACTCGAAACAAATTTGTTCATCATTAGGGCCGTATGGGCGACATTCATCAATCACGCCACACATCTCACAACGTTGCATTGGTTCTTCTTGGATAACTCCGGGACCACTCATAACTTTGCCTTAATCATTCTGATAACTTCGTTTGCTTCTTTATAGTTAGACAATTCTAACATAGAGTTCATCTCTCTGTCAATGACTTCCTGTAGTTCTGGGTAATCCTGTGTCCATCGCATTATGTACATGAATTCAGGGTCGAATTTGTCTTCATTTGGGTCCATGTTAATCCTTATATTATATACCGAAATGTTGTTTTATAGCGTTAATGCCTCGATGCAAAATGATGTTATTGAATGGTGCAAGTTGTCTCCAATTGTTCACTTCTAATTCAATAGCCTTTGCGCTTTCATTGATAATCAGTCTAGCAAATTTGTCTTCGTCAAAATATCCATCAACCCATTTCTTAGATTCGGGATCCCAGTGCTTCTCGGTCCTGCATTGTTTTTTAAGTTCTTTGATTTTCTCGCTCATAGTAAGTTTCCTTTAAAGTATGCCCTAATCAATTAGTAGAGCATTTACTTTAGTTACCAGTATTTCTGGATCAGGATCCTATACTATGTGATAGGTTAAGTTCCCAAATTCATTCTTATTGTTTCAAGATAGCAAGCATCTCCTGCTTATGTTCATTGATATACATCTGTGCTAATCTTAGCATCATTTCAGCATGTTCCATGCTGACGGGAATTACAATTTTGTCACCTCGCTCAAGTTCATTGAGTAGTTCGAGGCGTTCCCAATCAGTGTGCGGAATCATCATTTGTCATCCCTGAAACGAACAAAGCGAGGGAAACGCAAGCTGTAAGTACCATCTTGGTTTTGTGTAATCACATCACATAAGATTTCAGCAGTCCGACCAATGATGAAATTGCTATCACGCCAATAGCTATCTCGGTCAGCGTCACTAAACCCACTACCCACATTGACTGTGATTTCCTTACCATCATCTACTCCATTACAAACTAATGCACCCAAACGACCTGCGTTACGACCGGTGCCTTCTTCGATGCCGATAACTTCTAAATCTACTGTGATAACTGGCTTCCACTTCATCCAGTCTGTTGAACGTTTGCAAACGTAAGGAGCATTCATTTCCTTAATCATAATGCCTTCGAAGCCTGCTTTGACGTTATCTTGTGCATAACGCTCAAGTTGGTCTTTACCTGCGGCTGTGTCTAAGTCAACCATGATGTGAGGCAACAATTCAACGTTAGGCATGTTGTCAACGACAGGACGCATTGCATCAAGTAATGCGATACGCTTAGATAACTGAGCATTCCAATGACCACGACGGAAGTCTTCGAGTGGAACAATGTCAAAGATATTGAACACTGAATCCTCAGCTTGAACGTCACTCTTGCGGCGTGCTTGACGCATCAATTCTTGAAACGTGTTACCAATCACTTCACCGTCAAGTACATAACCGTTGACAAGACTGCGACCTTGGTCTACACCATTGCAAGCACGAATTATTTTTACAAAACTTTTACACAATTGTTCTTCAATGTGACCAAAGTTATCAAACTGTTTGCCATTGCGACTGAAACAGATTGTAGTCACTTCACCGTCTTCACCTGGAATGAGCATGAACAAAGCACGAACACCATCTAACTTAGGCTCAAGTCGTTTAGTGCCCTTCATTTCAGGACGACCTTCACTGTTAGTTGCAAGTTGGCAACCAAAGATTGGGATTTCGTAATCTGTCTTTTTGCAGATTTTGTTGATAGTTGTACTAGAGATACCTGCCCGCATGTCGCGGCGTAGTACTGGAGCTAAGAATGTATTCCATTCTTCTGAATCGAATCGTTCCATTAACGATTGAATAGCGTCACGTGCGGCGTGACCGGACAACTGGCGCTGAGATAGTTGAACCATTAGTTCATTGAAATCCTGCCAAGGGTTCTCAGCGCCAGTTATACCAACTGATTCGGGAATCTGTTTGACACCGAATGTAACATAGGGATTGTAACAGGCTTTCAAAAAGCCCAAGAAGATTTGACTGTTAGTTGAGCCAAGTGTAGCTGCCTCAAGTGCTTGACGAATTACGTCCTCTTTGTGAAGACGACCATCACTTTCATTCAACTTATTAATCCAACTTGCCGACATACAATCCTTTCAAAATATACTGATATTATAGCACAGGTTACATTAAACCTTAGCGAATTCGGGCAACACATTTTCACGTGCTTCGAGGATGATATCACGCACGGCTTCTCGGTCTACTGAGTCACCTTCAAATTCAACGCCTCGTACTTGGAGACGCATTTTATAGATACCTGTAGCAATCGCAATTTGAGTTTCATTAAAATTCAACTGGGGATAGAGTTCGCTCTCGGGACCATAGAAAGCCATCATATACTCTGTGAAACCTGTCATGTCAACTCCTGTTGTTTGCTGTCTAAGTATCTATTATACAACCAAAACCATTTATTGTCAAGTATTACAAAAGTACTACTTTTTTCTTAGGTTTAATTCTTCGTCTTTTAATCGTGCGACCATCTGACGATTCAGTTCATCCTGCTCTTTGCGTTCTCGCTTGTCACTGTTTGAAACCTTGAGC